GTGGTGTGCTTCTACCTGTCCAATGAGGGCGTTTCTCTGCTGGAGAATGCAGCTCACCTCGGACTGCCGATCCCCGAAAAAATGAAGAGCATCCTTGCTCAGCTTCACAATCGCATTGACGATACCACTATCGACCAGGGCGGCGGCGAATAACCGTCGCTCTTTTGATTGGAGGAAATCATGAGCGAAAGAATCAATATCCCTTACACCAGTGAGCACTTCGTTGCCTTCTGCCTATCCATGCTGGGTCAGCCCTACTGGTACGGCACAGTGGTCTACAAGTGCAGCGAATCCCTGCGTTCCCGCAAGGCCAAGCAGTACCCGTCCCACTACAAGGACAACCGTACCAGCCGCTATAAGGATGACATCGCCAAGAAGAAGGTCTGCGCTGACTGCGTGGGCCTGATCAAGGGCTACAACTGGACCAGCGGCGGTGTTGGTGTCAAGGAAGCCATCGGCACCGACAAGACCTTCTCCAGCAAGTACGGCGGCAACGGCTGCCCCGATAAGTCCGCCAACGGCATGTTCACCTACGCCAAGAACAAGGGCTGTGCCTGGGGAACGATTGACACGCTGCCGGAGATCCCGGGCGTGGCTCTGCGTTCCGATGGCCATGTCGGCGTGTATGTCGGTGATGGCTATGCTGTTGAGGAGCGTGGCTTCAGCTACGGCTGCGTGAAGACCAAGGTGTCTGCCCGCAAGTGGACGCACTGGTTCCAGCTGCCGTTCGTTGACTACGGTGATGCCACTTTCACGGGCGGTTCCGATGTCAAGCCCGATACTGCGGTGACCGAGTACACGCTTGGTACCCGTACTCTGAAGGACGGCAGCAAGGGCACCGACGTTAAGGCTCTGCAGGAATTCCTTCTGCAGCTGGAGTACAGTTTGCCCAAGTACGGTGCCGATGGTGAATTCGGCTCCGAAACCGAGTCCGCTCTCAAGAAGTTCCAGAAGAAGGTCGGCATCAAGCAGGACGGCCTCTATGGCAGTGAAACCCATCAGGCTCTAATGGATGCTGTGGCAGACGACGACGAAGGCAAGGCCGACAACGAGCCTGAAACCGAGATGTCCGATGAGGTCAAGCCTGCTGTCAAGCAGGTCCGCATCGTGTGCGGCAGCGGCTCCGTCAACATCCGTGTGGGCAACGACACCAAGTATGGCCGCATTACTTCTGTGAAGAACGGTGCGACCTTTGAGTGGATTGCTACCGCTGAGAACGGTTGGCATGCCATTGTGGTCAATGCACAGATTGGCTGGGTATCCGGCAAGTATTCTCAGATTGCCTGATGCTTCACATGATAATGTAGGTTACTCATATCGGGGCCGGAGCAATCCGGCCTCTTTTCTTGTATATGACGGCTTTGACAGAAGAGCAGGCCAGAAAGGAAACGCTTCGTGACGAACGCCGACAAGAACTATATTGTCCGATACAGAAAAGCCGGGAGAAGTTGTACCGAGATTGCGAGAACACTTGGCTTGTCAACCAATACAGTCAAGTCCTTCTGCCGAAGAAACGATATCGTTCCGGACGAGCAGAAGGCAGCTTCTGATTCTGGTGAAACAAAATGCCTGCAGTGCGGAAAAACTGTGATCAGGCATCCGCACAGGAAAACGAAGCGGTTCTGCTCTGATGTCTGCCGTTTAGCCTGGTGGCATACACACAGGGATATGGCAAGGAATGCGGTTGAGCGAAGATGCCGACAGTGTGGACAGGTGTTTCACTCCGTCAGAGAACAAAAATACTGCAGCAGAGCTTGCTATTTTGCGATGCGGTATGGAGGTAATAACCATGGGTGCGATGCTGACAAAAGAGCAGTTTGACCGAGAATGTGGCTATAGGCTGGCATGTTCCATTATGGGAACGCTCCGGGAAAACGGTCTCATTACATCTAAGGAATACGGGCAGATTGAACCAATTCTGACGCAAAAATTCTCCCCGGTATGGGCCGGTTTATCCGACGTTTTGAGTGATAAATCTGCTTGAAATGACTTGATAATCCGTCCGAACGGCGGTAACATGCATCACTACCAAGGGGATTGATACAATGTACGCCCCGGAAAGGACGGTAACCATGAACGAGACGATTACGATGGGCATGAAAACGGTCAGCCGTATAGCGGCGCCCGTTCAGATGCCCAGGCTTAAGCGTGTTGCGGCCTATGCCCGTGTTTCCATGGGCAAGGACGCCATGCTACATTCGCTGGCAGCACAGGTTAGCTACTACAGCGATCTGATCCAGCGCAACCCCGAATGGGAATATGCCGGTGTTTACGCCGATGAAGGTTTGACCGGCACAAAAGAAAACCGCCCGGAGTTTCAGCGGATGCTGAGTGACTGCCGGGCCGGTAAGATTGATATGATACTGGTCAAGTCCATTTCACGTTTTGCCCGAAATACGGTCACGCTGCTGGAAACGGTGCGTGTTCTCAAAGAGATGGGCATAAGCGTTTACTTTGAGGAACAGAAGATTGATACCATGAGCGGGGACGGAGAGCTGATGCTCTCTATCCTCGCTTCTTTTTTTCAGGAAGAAAGCCGGAACGTATCAGAAAACTGCAAGTGGCGTGTTCGAAAGAAGTTTGAGCAGGGTATTCCCACGGGCTTCCAGATGTACGGTTACGAGGTCAGAAACGGTGTTTTCACCATCATACCGGAAGAGGCAGAAGTCGTTCGACGCATCTTCCGCATGTACCTGGACGGCATGGGCAGCGTGAGGATTATGAAAACGCTGATTGCCGAAGGTATCCCTGCGCCGGAGGGCGGACTTTGGAATGCGAGTGTGATCATGATGATGCTCAGAAACGAAAAATATGCCGGGGATCTGCTCCTGCAGAAGTTCTTCACTAACAATCATATCGAGAAGAAGCAGTTCTTCAATCGCGGCGAATTGCCCCAGTATTTTGTGGCTGGGGATCATGAGCCAATTATCGACAGGGAGACATTTGAAGCGGTACAGGCAGAAATTGCACGACGCAAAGCCCTCTACGCCGCTAACGGAGGCCGCAAGGCAGCAGAGGATGCAGAAGACTACCTTCCTGAACTGGAGGAAAAGAAGCTCTCCGATCTGCCGCTTGGCGATAGCATCCACTGCGGAATCTGTGGGAAGAAATACCGCCGCAAGATCGCGCGCCTGGGTACGCCGTATGCAGCGCCGATCTGGATTTGTGGAACTTACAGTTACAGAGGAAAAGCATACTGCGCTTCCAAGCAGATTCCCGAAAAGATTCTGCTTGATCTGATCGCTGGCGTGCTGGGCATTAGCCCAATGCTTGACGATCAGGAGGCGCTTGACCGTATTCATCATATCGAAATGCATCCGAACAATCGGGTGCTGTTTGTTTTTCAGGATGGTCATACCGAGGAGCACTTCTGGAAGGATCATTCTCGCAAAGACAGCTGGAATGCAGAAAAACGCAAAAAGGCAGCTGAGAAAACTAGGGAACAGCGCAAACGCAGAAAGGAGCAAACTGCACAATGAGTGAAGCCAGAGCTTATGAGCCAACCGTTACAAGGGTAAAGACGGTTACGATGATCCCGCCGCGCCTGCAGGCCATGCCTGGCATGCCAACATTTGCAGTACGTCCCAAGCGCGTAGCGGCCTACGCCCGTGTTTCCACCAACAGCGAGGAGCAGTTGACCAGCTACGAGGCGCAGGTCAAGCACTACACCGAGCATATCAAATCCAAAGAGCATACCGACAACTGGCAGTTTGTGGATGTATATACAGACAAGGGTATCACTGGCACCAGCACCAAAAAACGCGAAGGCTTCAACCGCATGATACAGGATGCGCTGTCGGGCAAGATCGACCTGATCATCACCAAGTCAGTTTCCCGTTTCGCCAGAAATACGGTGGACACCCTGACCACCATCCGCAAGCTGAAGGAGCATGGTGTGGAGGTCTATTTTGAGGAGCAGAACATCTACACGCTGGATGGCAAGGGTGAAGTGCTGCTGACGATCATGTCCAGCATCGCTCAGGAAGAAAGCCGGAACATCTCCGAAAACGTGACCTGGGGCATGCGCAAGCGGTTTGCTGAAGGTAAGGTCACGATGGCCTACAAACAGTTCATGGGCTATCGACGAGGCAAAAACGGTATTCCGGAGGTTGTTGAGGCCGAAGCGAAGATTATCCGCACGATCTTCAGACGCTTTCTGGAAGGTGCGACTCCGGCGATCATTGCCAGAGAACTGAACCTCGCCGGTATTCCCTGTCCCTCCCGAAAGAGTCTGCTCGGCGAGGACGAAATTGAGGCTGCCAAGGCCAGAAAGAAAACCGCCCGGTGGAGTCCGTCCACGATTGAGAGCATCCTGACCAACGAAAAATACAAGGGCGACGCCATCTTGCAGAAGACCTACTGCACGGATTATATCAAGAAAACCTTCGTGGTGAACGACGGAAGCGAGATCCCCAAGTATTACGCGCAGAACAGCCATCCGGCAATCGTCAGCGCGGAGGTGTTCGATCTGACGCAGATGGAACTGGAATGGCGCAGAAGCCTTAAAGGAAGCTACAGCGGCAAAAGCTGTTTTGCCTCGCGCATCGTATGCGGTGATTGCGGCGCCTTTTATGGCAGCAAGGTATGGCACAGCACGGACGAGTATCGTCGCACGATCTGGCGTTGCAATAACAAGTACGAAGGCGATAAGAAGTGCTCAACACCGCATGTGACACAGGATGAACTGGAGAAAGCCTTCGTCAGCGTGATGCAGAAGGTTATTGTCGAAAAGGATGCCATCTTCACCGTCTGCCGTGAAGTGCTGGATGAGGTGCTTGATACGAGTGAACTTGATAGGATCGCAACGAGGCTACAGGATCAGGCGCTGGGCATGGCGGAGCGTGTCAGGAAGCTGGTTGAAGAGAACGCTAGGGTGCGAAGGGATCAGGAGGAGTATCAGAAGGAATACGATGCACTGGCTGCAGAGCATGAGAAGCTCAGCGAGAAGATCCGTAGCATCGAGGAGCAAAAGAAGGATAAGACTGACCGCAGACGGCGAATTGAGGTATTCCTGAGAATGCTTGAGGAGCAGGAGGAGTGCCTGGGATTTGATCCATATACCTTTGTCGCGCTGGTGGATAAGGTAGTTGTTGGTCTGGACGGGAAACTGGGGATTAAGTTCAGAAATGGGATGAAATACGAATACACAATATTTGGTTAATAGCGCAACCCAGGCCGGGAGCATTGCTTGGAGCAGTGCTTCCGGCTTATTTCTCGTTTTGGGGAAATGCTCAATTTGTAGGAGCTATAAAGAAAAAATGTAGGAAAAACAGCGTTGTATATAGGACGGGATGGAAGTAAAATAATATTGTAGAAAGAACAACAAGTTGGAAGGAGAATAATCATGAACAAAACCTATACACCGAATCCGATTGACACTAGCGCGATTTCTTTGCCGGAAGACATTCTTGAATTGGGTGAGATGTTGGCAAAAAACACCCACGAAAATTTTGTGAAAATGAGAATTACTTCTGGCTGGAGCTATGGTCCGCAGAGAGACGACATCAAGAAGACGAACCCTACGTTGATTCCTTATGAAGACCTGCCAGAGTCTGAAAAGGAGTACGATAGAGTTACTTCGACAGAAACGCTAAAGACAATTCTCGCTTTGGGATATCGGATTTGTCGAGGTGAATAATCGGTTCAGAAACGATTAGGTGCACAAGGAGGGGCTTGAAATGAAGCGTAACATGGGAGTGCGGTTCGCGGGATTGGTAAAACCAAGCAATATCCATAGACGCAATTTCTATATATGTTACCACCCTGACGATAAAGGCACCTATTCTGTACTATCTGCCGAAATAGAGCGTATTGGCGAAAGTGCATTGTTTCGGGGAACGGTAGGAAGTTTAAATGCGCCATTTAGCGAAACTCTGGAGTTGTCGGCCGCAAGTTTGTTGGTGATGATCGTATCTAATAGTAGCCTTAGTGAAAGCAATACACATTTGGCTCTGGCTTTGAAGATTGCTAGAGAGATGAATATACCTGTTCTTCCGATACTCGTCGATGATTGTTCTGCTCAGGATATAAATGGTTTGTTTGACGATAGACATTGTTTTTCGTTGAATAAGCAGCACAAGCTCGATCAAGCGTTAAGCAATAGATTGGAAAAGTATTTATTGTCACTATATGCCTGTGATGATAAAACGATTTCGAGAATCAATGAAGCGGCATTTAGAAAAAGAATCTTTGTGAGCTATCGCAGGCGTGATAAAGAGCAAGTTCAAGCATTTCTAAGGAAATTACAAGCTGACGATCGGCTTGTAGACGTAGCATTGTGGTGGGATGCATGTCTGACCCCAAGCGAAGTCTTTACCGAAGAGCTTTCCCAAAGCATTTCGGCAAGTGATGTCTTTTTGCTCTGCGTTACAAATAATACCTTCGAAAAAGGAAACTATATTCTCACAAGTGAGTTACCTTTAGCGCTCAAGCAAAATATTCCGATTGTTCCAGTTGAATTAGGGACTTCAAATTATTATGAGGATTCCGATCTCGGTGGAATAATAGGTAGACTGTATACCGAGGTAGATGCTGTAGATCGCATAGAAGAAATCATTCCGCCCGTGGAGGGCCTGTCGAATTTCTCACCTGAAAAGTGTTATTTGCTGAGCAGAGCTTATTGGCTAGGAATCGGAACGGAAATAAACTATAGCCTTGCTGTTCTTCTGAATGATCTAGCAGCCGAGAGAAAGTATAAAAAGGCTATAGATTTGCAAGTGATTATGGAAGAATATGGTCATGGTGAAAGAAGGAATATAGAAAATGCCTTAACCTGGAAACAGAAAAAAGTCATGTATCTTCGCAATCGTGCAAGACGGACAAAAGAAACCAGTGATGTTGTTGCTTTGTGCGTGGCTTTGTTTGAGCTGGTCGATATACAGCTGACATCCCCCAATGTAGATGAAAAGAATGGTAGATGGAAAGACCCTGGCACTACGAGAATAGAAGACTTGGCATGGAGTTCTGACCGAACGATTGCTACTGGCGCATCGTATGCTGTTGATGGATTACGAGAAATTATTAACACTTGCAAGCCTCTATGTGAGCCATATCTTGAAAATCCCGATTGCATTTGTGCATTGGCGAATGCATATAGCAAACTATCTTGGCTATTATATCAGTCGTATAGATGCATCTTATGGGCTGGAGATGGCGAGTTTAAAGATGACTTGAGTGCATTGTTCATGAATGAGGCTTTAGACTATGCGTTATCACTTGAAACCTTGTTGAAGGATATTGAATCAACGGAAAACATAAGACTTAAAGAGGTATTTTATAATGACTTTTTGAGTTGGCAGAAAAGACTGGGAATGTTAATCAATTCTGGATTTAGTGCCGTTCAGCGAATGAGGGGTGATAACTATGAAGTGATATGTCGTCTTGCTGAAACGGTTGATATGCCCTACACCGAAAGAAGAGCATGGAATAAGCGCTCTTGTGAATATACTTGGTCTTGTCTGCTGCAAAACCGAACCGGAACCGATAATGTTTTCTGGGGCTATAGGTTGCGAGATGCTTGTGATAGAGTTACAAGCATGTTGGAATATGAAGGGAGAAATGAAGAGGCTGAAAACGTCTACAGAATGTTCTATACAGGCGAAATTTCCAAACACATATTGGGAACACATGAGTGGCATCATGAACTGAGAGATGATTTGTGTGATTATGGGTTCAGACGTTTGATGGAACTATACATGAACACTGAAAACCATGAGAAAGCAAGGATGATGTTTGAACATAAAATGAAACGTTGACCTCTTGTATACATAGAAATAAGCCGAGGAAAAGCATTGCAATCTAATTTGTTGCAAATTATCCTCGGCTTATTCCTATGTATACTGGGTGAGCTTGTTATGTTTGTTGCTTGTGAGCTTACCTTGATGAATCAAAAATACTTTGATTCTCACAAACAATCAGTTCGTGGAGTATTTTGACAAAAGCAATATCGGGTTCCTTCGGGTTCTGTAAATGCTGTTTTGCTTTCCATGGAACAATGCTTAAGACTGCTTTCAAATCCTGCCACACAGAATCTAATTGATCACAGGGAACAATATATGGGTGGAGTTTTGCAATTTCCAAATGATGCTTTCCGTTGCCAGCGTTAATATATGCGCGGTAATCTTCAGGGAAAGCGGTTCTCCATCCATTAGCCAGCATGTAGCAGTTCCACCGTTCATGTTCAATTTCACTCGCCTGTTTTATACGGCTATCATCGAAATCTTCACCACCTTTCCCATTAGTGAGGTAGTAGTGCACGGCTTTGCTGAGTGTGGGATACGCTGAAAAAATCGCATAATCCTGCTTCTCGTCCAAGAAAATACCCATTGCGAAAAGTTCATAAATGATGGCAATTGCCTGCGCTTTTGAACTCGACCGGTTGTAACTGCTCTGATAATAATCTCTCATGGCGATCTGTACGGTAGCATCGTCAGACTTGTTTGTTATCCCATAGTAGGATTTGTGCAATCTCATAGCAAAACTATTCAATGAGCAAGAACTGATTCGTGAATAAGAAAAATCTTTATATGAACCAAAGACATTCAATACGAATTCAGTAGTCCATGAATCGCTATAGTCGGTCTGATGATTTACAGTCAGTCGGGTGGCCAACCAGGCATGCATAGGATCTCTGTACCGTATAGTGATATAGGGCTTTAAAACGCAAGACGTCCTGTATACTAACAATCCGGACCGAAGCTTAATGCCGATTCTAAGGTTGAGATCATCATCTTCAGTACACACAACAATGTAATTAGAATCTCTTAGTCTGCCTTGAATGGTTTCCTCGATTTCGTTATTAGGGTTTTTATGTATCGGCAGATGCCGTGGGTCGCAGGTATAAAACTCGGGGATGATACAGTCCACATTATTACTTCCGGTGAATATTCCGTAGCATTCCTCTTCGATGCTGCGCTGAAGTGCGTCGGCGTTTTCACCGATGATACTTAATGTGGTTGGGCAATTGGAAAGATATGTGCAACCGATCACCTGCTTGATAAAATGATATGTCAGGCGGTCAGTGCCGATCACCACGATGTTTCTCTTCCAGGACTTGCTTACATCATGCAGTTCCTTGGGCACGTTGGTGGCTGTGGC